TTCAACTCTACTCATTTCGTAAGTAGATAATGGATTAGTATTTATAATACCTAATTCATCTGTCATTTCTAATTGTAAATAAAAATCACCATACTTAACTAAATTTCTAACCCATGGCCATAAATTAAATTCAATATTAAGTGTATCGTAAAATAAATTTTCTAATACTTGTTTAACCTGTTCGTCTTCGTGATGAATTTTTAAAACACTACCCATTTCATTTCTAGCAGTACATTCGTCTGCATATACATTCAATGCAGATGATAAAATTGGGTCTGTATCCATTGAGTCGTAATCTCTAAACAAATCAATTCTAACTTGTTGATATGCTAAAGATGATTCTACTTGTCCTGTTCCGTAATTTGTAACTTTTAATTTCATAAAACGGTCAACAAGATTAGTTGTCATATTTTGATACTCATCTGTATCAACTACTTTGACTCCTTTTGCCGTTTTTCTAACAATTGTATTTGTTGAAAATAATTTCTGTAACCTACTAAATATTGATTTATCTGCCATTTTTATATAATTCTATTTTTCTAAATATACGGAAAATATTTGATTTTTCCAAATATTACCATTTTCTACAACTCCAATATCTTGCTTTTGTTCTTGGTCCTGGATTTGCACAATTATGTCTAGCTCTAAAAGATTTTCTTGCTTTTGGATTAGATTTTCTTATTTTCATTGTTTTTTCACCCTTAGCCGCTGCTGATGTTCCACCATGTCCAAAGTTTACTTTAACAACATTACCTGCAGGATTCTTTACATATACTTTGAATTTTTTAACATCACCTCTCATTGGTTTTCCTAAAGGAACATTTCTACCTTGGTATTCTGCCTCAGTCATACACTCACATGTTGCCTCAGATAGTTCTGTATTATATTCTCTTATAAATTTAATAAAGTCTTTAAAATCATCATAATTGTCTACATCATATTCTTCTGGTTCTACTTTACCATAATTTACATCATCATCAGAATTAATATCCTCTTTTACAGGTACACAATTTGGTACCATTTTACCATTTTTCATTTTACCACCTACTTCTTTATATCCATCCCAGCACTCACATAATGCATTAGATTCTCCTTCATTACATTTTTTCCAACCACCACCTTTTCCTTTGTAGTTTTTTGCAGCCCATCCATTTGCATAAGCTGATGGATAAACATCAAATTTAGACTTAGCTGCAGATTTAGATGCAGACCATTTAGCCGGGTCAGTTGGGCAATTCTTTTCTAAAAATAAATTTATTTTTTCTTCTATGTTCATAGTTTCATTTTTTGGTTTTGTTGAAACATATATTGGTTTTTTACCTTGTCCACTACTATCTTTACCACCTCTACCTGCTTTATTTTGTGCAGCTCTTTTTCTACGAGTTGCACTTTCTTTTTCTTTTTTACTCATTCCGGCAGCTTTTGCTGCAGGAACACATTTAGCATATCCACTCTTTTTTCCCGAAGTTCCACATGGTGGATGTTTACCATCAACTTTTTTGCCGATGTTTACCCATTTTTCTTTAAACCACTTATTTAAATCTTCGTTCATTTTACAATAGTTTCACTATATAAATATAAAAAAATTACTTAAGTAACCAAGTTAGATTTTCTTTCTCACCTTTACCTAAATCCATTTCATACGGATTACCTTGTTTTTGCCAATTTGAGGTGTATACTCCTGAATTTGTATTTATGGTAGTTGCGTTTAACATATTTTTTGTCAAATCTATTCCTTCTTGTTTCAAACGAAGTGCCGTATTACGAACCCAAAGTCCAATACCCAATGCCATAATAAGGTCATCATTATATCCTTTCATTGCTTCCGCTCTACCATTTTGCCAAATGAATGTAAACATTTCATCTATCAATCTACTTGAACGAATTAGAATGTCTTTATCATTCATATATGTGTCTAATGCCGAAATGATAAGTGGACGAGTTTTACTGGTTGTAGAAAATCCTGCAACCATTTGTCTCTCATCTCTATAATATTTGTTTGACATTTGTCTTTCAGTATCAATATATTTCAAATCATTACTCATATAGAATAAGTTTTGATATCCTCTATTGATAATTTGTTGAATACATGCCCAACCTACATTTGAGTTTTCCACTACTAAAAGTGCATTATTATATTCGGTTGCCAATGATGTTAAGAAGTTTCCAAAATCTTTTGTATCAATTTTACCTCTATATTCTGCAACTTGTGATGAATCTTCAATGTCTATAACTTGTGCAGTGGAATAGTCAGCTCCGTCACCTCTAGCGACATCGGCAGATATCATATATGCTCTATTATAATTTGGATGTTCCCATACCCACAAATTACTATCAAATCCTCTTTTTTCAACGGGTTCCATTACATAGGTATCTTTATACCAAGTTAATAATGGTGGTTCAAATACTGTATCACCCGAACCAACAAAGTCACAATCACATTCCTGTGCTGCACCTTTAACTCCTAATATACGAGTTTGTTCATCTCTCCATGCCTGGTTTCTTTCTGGATGTTTTGTCCAATGTAAATTTATATTATTAAATCCGTTTGAACCACTTTCACCATCTACCCACATTTTATGAAACCAATTACCCACACCATTTGGAGTAGATAATACAATTGCAGCACCACCTGTTGATAAAGTTGATTGTGCTGATAACCAAATTTCATCGATATCTCTAATAAATGCTGCTTCGTCAACAACTAATAGGGATAGGGCTTCCGAACGGCCTGCATCTGGAGAACTTGCGATTGCTTTTACTTGTGAACCATTTTTTAATTTAAGGGAAAGTTTATTATCTTCAACCGATGAACTACCACCATCTCTTAACCAAATAGGAAGTAAGTCGTGCATAACTCTCACCTTCTCTACCAGATTCTTAGCTACGGTTACTTTGGTTGCGATTACCAACGCATTATAATCTTGGTTGAATAACATCTTCCATAAAATAAAGCCTGCAGATAAGGTCGATAAACCCAACTGACGGGATTTAAGAATAATGTTAAAACGATTTTCTTTAAAGTCTGTTAGACATTGTTCCTGGAAAGGATAAAGGTGAAAGGGAATTTTTCCTCTCACCGGATGCTGAATGATACAATACTTCTTCATGAAGTAAATTGGGTCTAACGCACACTTGCGATATTCTTCAGCTATTATTTCTTTTAATGTTTTCTTAGGTTGCCCTTGAACTCCCATTATTTTTTGAATTTAATCTTCCAATATACACCAGCACCAACATATGGTGACAATGTTCCGTTGGTTCCGTCTGTTACTCTATTTGCAACACCTGCACCTAATTGGTAAATCTTATCTTTTTTAGTTTTTACAATAACACCTGCTCCTATATTTGATACAACATCTGCTTTGTTAAATCCACCATTAAACCCATAGTATACTTGTGTTTTAGGTAATTCTTTAACAATAAGAGTTTCTTTAATAGTTCTTTCTTTTACTTTAGCATCGAATGTTCTACCCATAATTTTGTTTTGTGAAATTGTATCAGTTACAGCCACAGTTCCCAATGAATCAGGTAATACCAATACATCTTTGTATAATACTTTTGAATAATAGTCTTTTAATAATGCTTGAGTATCCACTATTGCAGGGATTACTACTTCTTTTTCAACAATTGTTTCGTGATAGATATCTTCACCCTTCTTAGTTACAACTTTTGTTTTAACAACTTCAAATGTATCAATGTCATGTTTAATAACTTCATATTTTTTTCCTTCAATTCTGACAGTTCTACCTGGCATCTTTCCACCTGGGTTAAAATACTCTAATAATACGATTACTACTAATACTGCAATTGCAATGTTTTTTAAATTCAATAATTTTTTCATAATTTTTATTTTTTAATTAATTCTGGATGATTTAATTCAACCAATTTTTCTTCTAATAATCTTTTTCTTTCTATTAATAATTCAATAGCGGTATAAGTACCATCTATATCATTTTTTAAATCTTGTTTTACTTTTTCAATATCCACACCCCATGTCCAAGTTTCAGTTCTACCATCTTCAGTGATAATTTCCATTTGTTTTTTAATACCACCCAAAGCTTCCTCATACCTATCTTTTAATTCTCTAACATAAGCAAGTTTGTTTCTTGTTATCTTATAATCTTCGTAGAAAGGATATGTTCCGTCTTGTTTTAATCCATTTTCGAATTTTGCAAGGCAAACTATACACATTCCTGTTTTACGAATTAACTTTTTGTCTGCATTACTATATGTTTCCGTTTTACAATCTTCAACCGAACATGTACTCATCTTTTGTAAAAATTGTCTTACATTGTCCATTTGAGTGACTGCAACTTTGAAACCTTCTTTTTGTTCCCACTCTTTACCATCTTTATCAACCCAAATTTCACCCACTTCTCTTTTTTGTTCAACCTCACCTTCATAACCAAAATGAGTTTGATTATTATCCGTTCTTCCAAAAACCGTGTCTATAATGAGTTTACGAGATTTGTGCATCCCTTTTGATTTCTCATCAAAACTTTTTCTTTTTGCCATATTTCTATACTTTTATAACTGTTTGTTTATACTATATATATCAAAATAATCTATCAAAAATAAATTTTTTATTTTTTCATAGCTTGTTTTATTAGACCAATTGCAAGTTTTTTTACTGCTTGACTATCATCATATTTTAATGCAGATTTAACTAATATTGTGTTTCCAGTAACAGGATTTTTAATTTTAGTTTGTAAAGCTTTTTGTACTTTCTTTTTAGTTTTAGGGTCTAATGATTTTAATTTTGATTTTAAAGCTGTATCTTTAGTAACTTGTTTTGATTTTTTTAATACTTCTGCCTTTTTAGTTGTATTTACAATATTTGCAAAAACTTCTCTATCAAATTTAGGATAAACTTGATTGAATATATCTTTCTTTTCTTTTGCAGATAATAAATCATTTCCAAAAGTTGCTCTTAATTGAGTGCCACTAATATTCTTTCTATTTACTTTTAACTGCATTTCAGGTGCAATTATAAAATACCCCTCATCACCATATCCCTTTCTTTTTTCTGATGGGACATCTTCTATATTTTTAAAGTATTTATCATTTCTTTGTAATCTTTCTGCATCTTTTTCTGATACTGCAGTGACATATGAAGTTTCTGGTGGAAATTTTTCTAAAATCTCTGTTGGTGCATATGGATTTTTTACCATTACTACTTTGTTTTTTGGTATATCAAACATTGTAGTCATAATTTGTTTCTTATCTTTAAATGGAAATGGAGACTTAATTGGGTCAACAATATTTGAGGTTGCAACATATACATTATCTTTACCAAACTTATCAACCAATGATTTGTAAATACTATAATGTCCTGCATGAAATGGTTGGAATCTACCGGAGAAAATAGCTATTGTTTTTTTGTTATTTTCTTTTGGTTGTTCTTTTCCAGATACAGGAGTTTCTTCTTTCTTTTTTGGTTTATCAAATTTAAAAGTTCCTTGAATTTGATTTATAGGTGCAAATGCTCCTGTAAATTTGTATGGTTTTCCTTTATATTGAAATACAACTCCTTCGGATGGAACAATATTATCCATACCGATATTGTTTAATCTTTCTAATTCAATTTGTAATTTTGCAATCTTATCAATATCTTTACTATCTTTGATTCCTTTAATTGATTGTAAAGTTTCTTTTCTTAATGCATCAGCTGCACCAGGATTATTTGCTGCTAAAAAGTTTGTTACTCTTTTTAATGTCTGTGCACCTGCACTTAAAAATACACTCTCAATTGGTTTAATCATTTGTTTTTGAGATGCCTGTAATTTGTTTGTTTCAAAATTTCTAAACCATTCTTGTTGTGCCGGTTGCTCTAAGTTTTTTACTCCAAATGTTTTATCACCATCTGCAAATCTTTTAATTAAACCTTTTTTCTGTGATGGAGAAAATTTAACACCTAATTGTTTTTCTTGGTTATTAATTTCATTTTCCCACCATTTTCTTCTATAATCTTCTAATTTAGATTTATCAGTTAAACCATATTGTTTTTGTAAATTGGATAATTGTTTATCATATAATTTGTATTTATCCAAATATTCCTTTGTTGGTTCATCGGAAAATGCAATCGTTTTAGGGCCTTCTATTCCAAATGTTTTTTGTTTATCTGCACCGACTTTTTGAACTGCTGTTGCGAATAATTGTGCATCTTCATTGAAACGTCCTACCTCATTTCCCTCTTTATCATACTGAATTGTTCCATGCATTACCAATACACTTCTACCATATGGAATTACATTTGTAGTATCAGGTAATATAATTTCCAAACTCATAAATTTAGAACCATTACCAAACATTTTTTTAACTTGTTCTGGTTTTAATTTTGAAACAGCCGCATGTAAATCTTCTGCTGCACCTGTAAAAGCTTTTTCAATTCCACCTCTTCCTGCAAATTGTTTTGTAATTCCCTGAACATCTAATGCATTTTCTCCACTATTTTTAACATGACCTTTGTTTCTACCAAATCTTATATTACCATCTTTTACGGTAAATGCAATATTTTGGCCGTCTAATTTTTCACTAACCGGAGCTTCTGAATCCAATCCTCCTAATAATCCTTTACTAAGCATGGATTTCATATCAGAGAACTTTAGATTTTCATCTTCAAACGGATGTGCCAAATGTCCTGCAGCTCCACCTTCTGTTAAAATACTTTCGTTTTTTACAGGTTCATATCCAAATTCTTCATCATCCTGTTTATTAGGTTGATGTCCTGGTTCTTTTCTTCTTTTATCATCAAAATCGATTGTATCTAATTCTGCGTGGTGACCTATGTCATCCTTGTGTCGTTTTGCAAAGTCGTAGTCGGCCTGTGTTTCTGGTTTGTTAAGTGTTTTTTCTAAAATAGTAAAATATTCATCTACAAATTCTTCAAATATTTTTTCTTCTTCATTTGAAGTCATTATTTTTGAAATTGACTCACTTGGTGCACCATTAATATACCCACCAGGTAAAACTAATCCGGTACCTATTCCTCCAGGAAATTCTTCATTAAATTCTAATTGATTTAAATTCATGTATATAAATATCTTAAAATATTAGAAATTCTTATAAACAAATGGGTCTCTTTTTTTAAGTTCTTCTAATTTCTTTTTAATTCTTTTTTTCATCTTGTAATTTTCATACCACTTTTTGATGATTTTAATTGGATTTATCATATTAACTTTGTTTGGTTTAAATTTTGTAAAAATAATTTTAATATTTCATTTGCCTCTTCGTCTCTATCACATATTCTTAAATAATGTAAATAATCTAAACATATGTGAGCTTTTGAACCATATTTAAAAAGTAAATTTCTATTATGTAATAATATAGTTTTTAATTCTTTAACAATTTTTTTTAATTCATCTAATGTATAATTATTTAATCTTTTAATTTCATTTTGAATCATTTTCATTCTAATATTTGGGTCTTTTTCTTCATCATAACTTTCATCTATAAAAGGAGAAAATGTTTTAAAACCAAAATCTTCTCTCAATGATTTTAAAGAATTATAAGGCCCTACTAATATAAATGGATGGCCATGTGCAATTGGTTTCCAAATTTTTTCACTCAAATAACCAGTTTCTTCATAAAAATTAGTTTCTGATAAAATTGATATTAATGATTGATTGTATATTTCTTTTGTCTCATATCCATATCCCCATACAGATTCTAAGTCATCATAATCAAGTGTTTTTTTGGGATTTTCATTTAAATAATTTATAAATTTATTAAACTCTTCTATTCCATATTTTTGTATAGAATGTTCTACAGTATCTCCAACCATTAATTTATAATCATAACTTATTAAAACATTATCAATCATATTCTCATCCCAAAAAAATTTTAATATATCAAATCTATGCTTTCTTAATCTTCTATTTAAATTTAAAAATTTATGAGTTTTGTTATCTAAATTAACAGATTCTTCTTTATTTTGAAAATCATATTTTTTTCGTCTATTTTCATCGTTCCAAAAATAATATTCTTTTTGAGTTTCCTTTTTATAATATTCTTGTGATTTTGAATTTAACGAAAAACAATAATGAATTAATTTAGGCATATTTTCACCAAATAATGGTTTCATCATATTTTCTAAATTAATATCAT